TTCTTATACTCTCCGTACTTGCCAAGGACTGCTTTAACTGTCCCGTCTTTTCTTAAACGAACAATCATTCCATCCTTAATCTGAACAGGATTAAATGGATGCTTTGTTCTAAACTTACCAGATGCTTTTCTATTTCCCATTAGATCGTATGTTTTTCTCTTAGTACTTTGGTATGGTCTTTACCAAAGTCAGCAAACAATGCTTTATCTTTTTCACGATTAACAATTCCTCTTGACCATGAGAAACCTGCATCTCCACCCCATGCTAACCACATGATATATCCGTTAGATGGATTTGCTTGATTAGCCCAATCCTTACCCTTCTTGTCTACTTCATGTCGTGAGAAATATGAGTACATTCTCTTGACAGTACTAAGAGATAAGGTTTCTCCTCTTGCTAACTGCCCTGCACGAGTCCAGCCAACTGAAGTTCCTGCACCCTTTGCTTTACCATCTTCTTTAAATTTAATTGCTTTACGAGCAGCAGCCCTTGCTCCTGCAGGTGGTGAGTATCCTTCTGCTTTTGATACTGTGTCTGTATCATATTCAACAGTGTCATCATCTTCCCAAAGATCGTCTGCTTTTGCAGCAGGAACACAATTAGGAACTGGCTTACCATTTTCTCCTGGCTTCATACCACGCTGTACATATCCATCCCAGCAAGGTGCCTGCTTATTTAAATTGCCACAGCAATCTGATTTCATTTCTCCTGCTTGGCACTGTGGACAATCTTCACAACTAACATTAAGTTCTTTGCACATAGGGCATCCGCAGCCTTCGTATTCTTTTAACATCTAACTATTATATCACTTTATAAAACCTAAGAACCTATTGTGAGTCCTTATCCTGTGGCAGTTGGCACAAACCACTTCACACTTTTCGATCTCTTTTTTGATAGCCTTCCAGGACATCCCATCGTGGACCATTCTTGAGACATTATATTTTTTATTTCCTAGGTGATCAAAATCTAAGACTATAGGGTTCTTGTTCCCACAATCAGCACAGCCAGCAGTCTCTTTTATCTCTGTCAGTCTTTGCTTAAACTGTTTCTTATTGTAAGCGGACAACTCTTTGTCTGTCATAGATATACCCATTATATAGCCTTTTAAGGGCACTAAAAGCCCCATACAGGCGATTCAGGCACGAAGGCCACGGTATATATCAATGGGTAACTAAGCCATCTCTAAGGTCCTGTATGGGGACAACTATATTATACTGCTAGTTTTATTTAACTACCCCAACTAGTAGCACTATAACTACAGATATGGCTAGTCCTAGAATAAGTTTACCAAAATCTCCTGCAACTAGGGGGAATACCTTGCTAGATTTCTCTTTTTTGACAGTCCTAATCGCTAACTCTCTTCCCGCCAAAAGCCCAACAAACACCCAGGTGGTAGACATAGGAATGTCATTTAACTCTTTAAAGTATAACAAAATTAAAAAGTAAATAAAATCTATAGCAGTAGCGGATCTAACAAATTCAGTATTATGTTTACTCTGTACTAATTTTTGAATCTTGCCTCCACGCTCTTTTAGCATAAATCCTAGTCCTATTACGAACACTGCGCTTATTCCAACCATCATATCAAATGGTATAGATCTTGGTAAAAATACTGCTATGTTAGCAAGATCCTGAGATAGCCAAGCCCACCACAGTAGCCCAGTAGCAATCCATTGGGCGACCCTCCATTTTTTGCTATTATCTTCATTTGGGGGTATCTTTCTAAATAATAAAGTGATCAGAAACCAAATTATATATGCAGTAATACCAGCAATAAGGTATCCCATAATGCTTTTCATTAAAACAGAATGTAGTACGTTTTGTGCAGCAAAGGCTGCTAAGACTAAGAAAGAAGTAGAAACAGGAATTCCTACTCTGGTCAATAATAAAAGAATTGCTGGTGCTGCTGCGTGATACCACTGCACTTCTTGAAATGGTATTTTATTCAGTCTTTCATAAGATATATCTCCGCCGTATGTATGCCAAGCATACCAAATTGTTCCAAGTAGGATAGATGAGGCGTACGCCCACATGTATTTCCAATTTGTATTTTTAGAACTTGAGATCCATGTTCCAAGAGTTTGAACTGAATCGTTAGCAATTACAGAATATGATGCTAAAAGAAACCCTAGAGCCATCCATACTGTAAGAAGTTCCACATTTTAATTGTACAGCCCCTTTGGCATATATAAGAAGACAAGGGGTAAACATTAAGTGAATAGTGGAGCAGTTTAATAGACTTGCTCAGGTCCCCCAGGTAATGACCCTGGTCCTCCGTACTCAGCAATAAGGTTGCTATAAGCAACTGCATGTATCATGACGGAATACTATCTATTATACTACTTGATTTTAATAGACTTAGGTTTCTTTTCTTCTGGAACTACCCTGATGACATTCACATTTAAGATGCCATCTTTTAGTTCTGCTGAGGTCACTTCCATATACTCACCAAGAGCAAAAGATCTTACGAACTTGCGTCCTGCTATACCCTTGTGGACTACCTCTGCATCTGTTACCTCTACAATCTCGCCCTTAATAATAAGAGTTCCATTGTCTACTGTAACATCAACATCTCCTTTGGAAAAACCAGCAACCGCAAGAGATATCCTGTATGTATCTTCATCTAGTTTGATAAGATCATAAGGTGGATATGAATGTGAGTTTGTTTTGTATGCATTGTTTAGGCGATTCAACTCTCTGTTGAAGCCAATAAAAAAAGGATCATTGAATAGATCCAGTGTTGACCATGTTTGTTTCATTTTATTCCCCTTTCAAGCGAATAATTTAATTTGCCCCCCAATTGGGCAGGCATAAATATTATAGCATAGAAAAACAGGCCAGTCAAATAGACTGACCTGCTAATCTAAAGAATTACTTCTTTGCTGCTGTTTTCTTGGCAGGAGCCTTCTTGACTACCTTTGCAGTCTTAACTGCAACATCTACATCTTCTACTGATGGCATTCTACCGAACGCTGGATCAGATGGATTGGCTGCTCTCAATACTACGGGCACAAGTGCTCCAAGTAGTGAGTACAGTAGTGTCTGTGGATCAGTTACTCCAGCAGCATACATTGCTGTTGCTGCTCCAAGTACTGATCGTCCGTATGACGCTAGTGCATTCTTAATTTGTTTGTTCATTTTTTATTCCTCCTAGGATATGAACTTCGATATGGCTGTCCAAACTGGTTGAGCAAGCCATAATCCAATTATACCAGCAACTCCAGAAAAAACTGGGGGAGCAGGGATTGGAATCTTAACTGGGGATATTGCGCTTATTGATAGGATAATTATGCCTAAAGTAAGCCCTACAGATAGTGATAGTAATATTTCTTTCATTTATTCCCTCGATTTTTGTAGTTGTGTATAATGATTTAAACAGACATCTAGAAGCCTTGTTTCAGTGCTAGATAGTTTTTCTCCATCAGCGTCACAGCCAAGAACACTGCAAACTCCCAATGGCTCAGACTCAAGTTGATCGTATGATTTAAAGTTTGTCATGATCTTCTGGTAGTAAATTTTTTAACTTCTTAAACTCTGAAGATATTTTTTTCATAGCAAAGTCATGTGGAGCCATCATGCCATCTACTGCTGCACCATAGTGGTCATAGTAATCAATCTGTGGCTCTACCTCATCAATAAAGTACTTTAGTCCAGACTGAACTTCTTCAATATACTGATATGCCCAATCACGAGAATCTGAAACAAATTTTAAAAAATCTTCATTAGATTTTTCTTTATCTGTTTTATTGATTTCGTGCTGCTGCTCTTGATGAAGCAGCAATTTTATTGTATTGGCAAGAATTGCTTTGTTATTTTTTCTTTCTTTTAAATAAAGAAATAAAAATAAAGACATAAATAAAGATAATATAAAAATTAAAATTAGTTCAATCACAACTCTTTACCACCCTCTCTAACTAAAAGAACTATTGCACCATTATCTTCTAATGCTTTCTTGGCACGAATCATGTATTCTACAGCCTGCCTTTTAAGATCAACTGTTTCTAAGGACATAAAAACTTTTTCTTTTGCTTTAATTGTAATAAAATTATCATTGTCTATTATCTCTAAAGAAAAACCTTTTGGACACTCTAAAGATCTAAATGCCCTTCTCATTGCATCTGTATACATATTACTCCATTGTTAGGGACTGCCATGTTGTTCCCCAATCTTCTTTGGTTTTGTGGGCAGAAAACTCTTTAGATATTTCTCCATTTTCTAAGAAAACCCCACCCCAAACACCCCACTCCTTACCTGAAATACCAACAGAAAAACATTTTTTTCTTACTGGACAATCAGAACAAAGTTTGTCAATTGCAGGCCTTAAAAGTTCATCTTCTTCGTATTTATCAAAAAATAAATTTGTATCGTAATCTAAACAAACAGCCTGGTCTTTCCATTCTTGTTTGTTCATTTAAATCACATACTTGTCAGGAATTTCCCATCCTTGATTAGAAGGAATAAATTCTTTTTTCATCTGCCATTTATTGTTTTTATAAACGCCAAACTTTGAGTAATAGGCTTTTTCTGATGGAAAAGTCTCAACTACTGTCCAACCATCCCAAGACAGTTGTTTGTTTTCGTTAACTATTAATTCCATAGTTTCTAACGAACTAATTGTTTTCATTGTACATCCATTCTCTTTGTGTGCAAAAGCACATTTAAAGTATACTATATTCTATCAGAATAAAGACATGTTGTCAATATTGCTAGAATGTGTATACGTTGGTATTAATTTTTTTTGACCTTGCTTCATGAACTATTTTTGATACAGGTTCTTTTGGATTAGACAAAAAGATAAAATGATCAATATCATCAAAGTTTTTTGCCAACCAATCTGGAGTACCTGTAAACAATTTTATTACTTTCCCCCTAGCCTTCATGCCTCTTTCAGAGAGATTAGTAAACTCCATAGCCATCGTGTTGATGTTGGAAGGTCCTGCAGAATATAAAATAAAACTTTGTTGATTTTCTTTTAACTCTGAAAGAGCAACAGCCATTGACCTAAGAAAAATTTGATAATTATTAAAATTAGGCGTTCCCTGAACCCCTACTATCATCACTTATCCCTTCTCTTAGTTTGTCTAGTATAAACAACATCTGATCTAATTGTACCTTATCCATGCTGCTTGTGTCAACTCTTTGTGCAGAATCTTTATCAACTAGGTCATTTATTAATGGGGCATTGTAAAAAATGTTATCTTTGATCCAGTAGGCCTGACCATCTACTATAATCACTCGAACATTTGTTTCTTTTTCATGATTTCTAGATTGACTTTTTGTATTAAATTTTCTTGAATATTTGTTTGCCCCAGAAAATCTGTGCTGAAGCATTGCTTGACTAATTATTTGAGTTCTTTTTGAGTTTGATCGTGCTTTAACTATGTAGGCAGAAATAAGTAAAAGCATGATTATGCTGACTAGACCTGCCCCTAAAGCGCTATTCATAAACGCATCCATCTTACTATTCTATCACTGTTTATCGAAAAGAACTTTGATAATTTGTTTAAGTGCTGTTCGCTCATCAACAGGAAGGGCATTTATTTTGTTTATATCAAAAGCCCTTTCGCTTATGTTTACAATTGGATTAGGGGATGTTATGTCCATATCTATAAAACCTTTTTCCCATAATTTCATTGCTACCTCTGAAAAATAAGTAGTCATTTCTTTATCAAGATTGGGATCGATATCTTTTAACAGTTCTGTCCTAACATACATATTTTCTCCAGTTTCTGGATCTTTTCCAGCAAACTTAAGCCCACCAGTTAGGATTAACTTATTAAATATATCATTTTCAGCACTCACTTGCCAGACTTCTTTCTAGCCTTTGCTAAAGCGTCAAAATCTTTTACCTTAGTATCTCCAAGGTATCCCCAAGCATAACCATCATTGATCATCATGTCGTTAAGAGATACGGTGTCTCCATTAATATATACCCATCCTAAAATGCGACCATACTTCTCAGAAGAATCCATCTTCTCAGTCTTAATAATTACAGACTTCGCATCCTTTAGAGCCTTCTTCAAATACTCTTTAGACTCAAGACCAAGAGCCTTCTCTTTAAGATCTTTAGTGCGAGACTCAGGTGTATCAATACCAGCCAATCTCACACGGGATTGAAACAAAATATCAAACCCTAAATCAATAAGAACATCAATGGTATCTCCATCTACTACGTTTTCTACTTTTCTTACATAGTATTCATACATTTTTTATACCGCCAACTTTTCTCGTTCGTCAAGTATAGTAATAGCAAACTTCATCATTTTGTCATACCCTACTGCGTTGTCCATTACCTTATTGTAGTGGTGCCCACAGAACAATAGTTCTCCGTTTAAGCCAGTGACCTTGACTAAGGCTTCTGCTTGGCACCTATCACAGCGATCAATTGGAGACAACTGCCATTCTTGCTTTACTTCATCTTTAATCATTGTAAACATATTATACCTTCCGATTGTCGGTTTTATAAAATCCAGAGCCATTGAATGTGACTCCTATATCTGAGTATACACGAACTAAGGGCTTATTGCAAGTCTCACACTTATACCCTGGATCTTCTTCTGACATAGATCTAATTTTTGTATATCTTGTTCCACAAGGCATACAGTCATATTCGTATGATGGCATTATTTCTTCTTTTGCTTAGCCTTTACTTGCCATACTGGAAGTTTAAGTTCATCTCCAGACCACTCATAGCCTAGTACTTTTACTACAAACTTAATAATTTTAATACGCATTACTTAACCTTGCTTCCAAACTTTGCCCAGACTCTTTCATGAAGATAGAAGAAAGTCATTTCTAGTGCTAGGTATGAAAGCCCATACAGACCAACATATTCCCACTCTGCCTCTCCAGTATAGTACTTAAGCACGAAATAGATTATTCCAGAAACAAAAGTAAAGTGTACGAATGGCCAACTGATTGTTTTTAGTAATGATTTTTTTCTAGATTCCATTATAGAGCCACATGTCCTTTGCCTCCGCCACCTGCTGACTTCTTTCCTGCTTTCTTGGCAGGCTTTGTAGGTGTAACTGCTTCTGCTTTGTTCAGTAATGGAGCATTTTCTTCACCAGTATAAACTGGACGACCCCAACCAACAACAGCATTGATCAACTTCTTCTTGTTATTCTTGACGTATGCACGAGTCTTCTCTACACACATTCCGCCATTTCTTTGGTCTCCCTTTGCAGTTCCTGAAGTGTTTCCTTCAATAACTTGAATAGTTCCATCACCATTGTTCTTAATGCAAAGACCAACATGAGAAATACGATTTACACCATCTTCTGGGAAATCAAAATAAATCCAATCTCCTGCTTGTGGGTCATCATTACGAGCATCTGACCAACGCTCAGCCTTCTTAAACCAATCTGCTGCTGCTACTGTTGACGCAGACTTAGGGAATGATTTTACTCCCGCAGTAAATGCACACCAAGAAACGAACGACTGGCACCATGGTTGGAAGTTTACCTTAATCCATGCACCATACTTTGTTTCGTTATCCTTTGGGCCTTCTATTGTGCCCACTTCTTTCTTTGCAACCTCAATGATTGCTTCTAAACTACCTTTTGCTGCCATGTTGCTCTCCCTTAAGTTGTAATTAATTATAGCACATTTGACAAACCCCTGTCAAGACGGTCTAAAGGTGTATACTATACATATGATAATAACTAATCCAGATCCAGATATCTTTGTCATTAAAGATTTTATATCTGAGGGTGAGGCAAAAATCCTTGTGGACTTAGCGTTTAACGCTACACAAGAAGAATGGTCTAAGTATAACTATACAGAAAGACATGAAAATGATGAGTGGGAAGACAGAATGCTTATTCTTGAGCATTGTTCAGGTTTTTTAGATAAACAAAATAAAATTGTTAGCAATACCTTTAATAATATTAAAAAACAAATAGGGGAAATACTTAAGAAAGATTTGTATGAATACATAGGATTTAAAACAATATATAGATCAACCATAGGACAAGAAATGAAAACGCATAGTGATTCTGGTCTTGGTCCTAAGTTTAAGTACGGTGTTGTTCTTTATTTAAACGATGACTACGAAGGTGGTGAAATATTTTATCCCAATGTTGGGGTTGAGTTTAAGCCAGAAGCATGCAGCCTTGTTTTACATCCAGCACACGAGGCGTATAGACACGGAGTTAAAGCGGTATCTCTTGGAACAAGATACTCAATGACAGTTTTTTTAAAACTAAAATAGCCTTAAACTGTTACTAGAACTGGATTAAGAACAGACTTTGCTCCAGCAATAGCCTTCTCGATTTCAGAACAAACAAAGGCAAACTCTTCTTCAAAAATTTCTGGAGATCTGTCAGCGCCCATTGTTGGGTTTTTTCCTTCTGCAATCATTGCATCTTTTAAAGTTTTTTCAATGTCGTAGTTTAGGACTGTGCATGTAAAATGCTTCATTACATATCCATCCTTATCGATCAAATACTTCTCATAATTCCCACCCATTTGAACTCCATCGTAGAATCCGATGTTTAGCCAAGGTGATTTAAACTTTCCTTCAACATTTCCATCTTCTAAAGAATCTCTCATTGAACGCAACATTTCCATCTGTGATGAAATTTCTGCATATAATTCGTGAGGTGGTAGTGTTGGATGTCCTAGTCCGTTAGTTCCAGCGCTAAGTCCATTTTCCAATACTTCGTTTAGCAACTCATGAGGAACGGAAGAAACCATCTCTGAGTATTTAAAGGTTGTGTTATAAATTTCTTCTCCGTAAGCCTTTGAGTCTAGACCACAGGTAATTCCTTGTGACCACTTACCCTTAGTAACTCCTGGACCACAATAGTCGTTTGTTGGCACAGCGATAATCTCAAAGTCTTCGCTGTTGTATTTATCTTGAAGCATCTGTAAAACTTCTAGTTGATTAGCGTTACCGCAACCGACTGTAGTATTGGCAACTAACGTAACCTTACCCTTGTATTGCTCAAGGTGATTTGGTGTGCCTTCTGCTGAGTTTAGGGGGATGTCATAGATTGATTTCATGCTTACATTATAACATGTTTTTAAGGGCAGTTTTTGGTCATGCCCAGGACACCTATAGTTTACTTAGATCCGAATGGATAAGACAAACTCGACATTACAACTTTGGTCAAGGCATTAAGATACCCTGAAAAACTGTCGGTTGTGTTATTTCCAACAAATGTGGCTGCAGATTTAACAGTTGCAGGAGAAGTTCCATAGATAGTTACTGTAGATCCATTGTATCTAGTAATAACTGTCTTTCCAACAGCAACAACATCTACTCCAGGACCCCTGTTTGAAGATTTTTCCCAAACTCCTGGTGAAACAATTGCAGCAGTTGCAGTAGCATTAGGAATACATGAAGGATATCCAATTACTGTTGTAGACCCTTGATTGCCAGTTGAAACAAATGTTGGAATATTCTTTGCGCTTAGTGAAGAAATTGCAGCGTTTGCTGCTACATCAACAGGTAATTTAGGAGTAGAACATCTTGTTAAATTATCTGTAGAAACAGAGGCTTGGCTAATTGAAACAGCATCAATGCTATACTTATCAGCATTATTTGCAACCCAAGCAATACCCTTTGCTAGTGCTTCTTGAGTATTTACTGAGTTTCCAGTAGTAGAACTAATATCTGAAACTCTAACAAAAACAATTTTGACATTTGGATTTACCAAAAGTGCAGACTTTACCATAGCATCACCATGGTATGTTCCACCAGTACCCATATCTGTTGGCCAAACTTTTGTACCTGCTGATCCTGGACCTTCCATAGTGTTTGTTCCATTTGGACATCCAGTTATGGTTCCAGTAGTAAAGCATGCTTCGTATATTACAGATGGATGCTTTGCAGAATTAATTGCTGTATCAATAATAGCAAGAACTCTTTGATCTTGTGCCTGTGCTGGCTGAACTGCTGTGATTACAAGTACTGCTGATAGTAGTGCTAGTAGTGCTTTCTTCATTTATTTTATCCTTTGTTTGTTGTTTGTTTATTCTTTTATTTTAAAAACTACTTGACATGGATCTCCACCGTCTTCCCATTCCTGCTGTTCTTCAGCAGTCATGTATGGATC